TTGGGGGCTTTCCCTGATGTGGTAAATGCTTGGATTCAAACATCAAGTGCAACGGTTGATTTGAAGGCCGCGATTTCGTCGGCCAGGGCTTCAGCGGGTGTTCTCCATCCGAGGGTTTTTGGAACAGGCTTAATTAGGGGTTTAGTGGGCGGCAACAAAGGTGGCAGGTATGAAATTTGAACTAGAAAAGCACCATCGCAATGTTGCTGACCATGAACTCTTGGATGATCTGAAGAATGTTTCTTCTGAAATAGGTAAGCCAAAAGTCACTATCGACGAATACAACGAACGTGGAAAATTCCATGCCACGACGCTAACTCGGAGATTTGGGTCGTGGTTTGTGGCTCTGGAGAGGGCAGGGCTTGAGAGAACTAGAAATCTGAACATATCCGATGAAGAATTATTCGAAAATATCGTGAATGTTTGGACCAACCTCGGGAAGCAACCGAGGTACAATGACATGACGCGTGATGTTTCTAGGTTCTCTGCGGGAACTTATGAAAAGAGATTTAACGGCTGGCGGAAGGCCTTGGAATACTTCGTCGAGTGGGCGAATGACGGCCAGCTTCCGGATATAGAGATTTCTTCAAGCCTGAACTCATCACATAAGACACCGAGAAACATAAACTGGCGTCTACGGGCTTTGGTTCTGATGAGGGACAGCGCTCGCTGCCAACTTTGTGGCGCAACGCCTCAAGATGGTTCAAAACTTCACGTTGATCATATCTTCCCTTGGAGCGAAGGAGGAGAAACGGTTGTCGAAAATCTCCAAATTCTTTGTGACAGATGCAACATTGGGAAAAGCGATGTCATTCCCTGATCAAAAAAGTGGTGAAGCCCTAGATCCTGACATGCAAAATCAGAGATTTGTGTACTGCTTGGATTCAAACATCAAGTGCAACGGTTGATTTGAAGGCCGCGATTTCATCGGCCATGGCTTCGGCTGGGGTTCTCCAGCCCAGTGTCTTTCTGGGTCGGTTGTTCATCAGGGCTGCAACGTCGTTGAGCCAGGTCTGGCTCGCATCGCCAAGGTCTGTGCCCTTGGGCATGTACTGGCGTAGCAGACCGTTGGTGTTCTCGTTCGACCCGCGCTGCCAGGGCGCATGAGGATCGCAAAACCAGATGTCGATCTTCAGCCGCCGTGCCAGTTTGGGGTGGCAGGCCATCTCGGAGCCGCGGTCATAGGTCATGCTTTTGCGCAGAGCGGCGGGCAGACGTTTCATCTGGCGGGTGAAGCTGTCCAGCACCGCTTCGGCGCCGTTACCGTTCATTTTGCATAGAACGACAAAGCGCGTCTTGCGCTCTACTAGCGTGCCCACCGACGAGCGGTTGAAGGCGCCTTTGATCAGGTCACCCTCCCAGTGACCTGGGACGATGCGTGCTTCGATTTCCTCAGGGCGGTGGATAATCCGCAACGATTCCGGGACCATGGACGAACCTGCCAGTGTCGTGCGCCGATGGCCACGCGCAGGCTTCGCTTGCCGCAACGCCTCAATCATTGCCGCCTTCAGCCCGCCACGTGGCTGAGCGTAAATGGCAGCATAGATGGTTTCATGGCTAACATGGGCAGAAGAATTGTCAGGCGTCATAAAGCGCAGTCTCTGCGCAATCTGCTCAGGCGACCAGTGCAGATGCACGAGCTTACCATGGACGAAGCGATACAGATCGCTCCCCTCAACAAGCTTGCGCTTGCGGCGGCAACGCGCGCGACGCACATCATAGACAAGCCGCGCCGCGTGCGGGCAATAGAGATTGTCTTCCTGACGGCCTCTAGCCAACTCGCGGCAGATCGTGCTCGCCGGGCGGTGCAAAAGTTGCCCAATCGATCGCTGGCTACTGCCACGTTTATGTTCGGCGAATATCACGCCACGTTCCTCGCTGCTGAGGTGCTTACTTCGTCTGTCCATCGCAACATCCTATGCCCTGAGGGCTCTGGGTGTTGCACTTGAAACTTGAGTCTAAGCCCTTCAGGCTGTCGCGTTTCGGGACCGGGACCAGAAGAACGCCGGTGCCCTTGGAAACGAACGCAAAGGTCAACCCGGCCTCCCATGCGTGCGCAGTCCGGATCGCCTTGGGGATCGAGATCCGGAATTTCGAAGACAGAGTGGCGGTTTCAGACATGCTCATACTTTCGGCTGAACGAGGAAATGGCGTCAGGCGGCCGCGAGGGGCGTGATGTCTGAGACATCGACGGTGTCTCGTGCCCGCGCGAGGTCCCAGGCCCGCTGCAGGTTCATCCAGTACTCCGGCGTCGTGCCGAAGTAGGTCGCGAGCCGCATGGCCGTGTCCGCGGTCAGCGCCGTCTCGCCCTTCACCAGCCGCTCAACCCGAGTGCGCGGCACGTGAAGGCGCTTCGCCAGCCCGATCGCGCTCAGATCGAGCGGCCCGAGGTAGAGCTCCTTCAAGACCTCGCCCGGATGCGAGGGATTTGTCATCAATGTCATGTCGCGCCCTTTCAATGGTAATCGGTGATCTCGACGTCGGCTGGTCCCTGTTCGGTCCACACGAAGCAGATGCGCCACTGGCCGTTTATGCGCACCGAATGCTGCCCGGCGCGGTCGCCCTTGAGCCCCTCGAGATGGTTTCCCGGCGGAAACCGAAGATCCTCGAGGACCACGGCAGCGTCGAGTGCAGACAACATCGCCCGCGTCCGCTTGACCAGATCAGCCGGGAAACCCTTGCCGAACCGGTCCTCGACCGCGTTCGCCGCGCGCTTGCCCTTCGTGTTGACGATCATGGGGCATGATGTATCACGTCGTGATACGCATTGCAAGGGTGGAGCGACCTTGCTCGCACCGCCAATCAACAATCAGGATATATGACCATGGCCGAGAAACGTGTCAGCGTCCGCCTTGCGGCCGTGGGCGGGCGACAGGTGCGCGCGGAACTGGAAGGCGTAGGCGAGGCTGGCGCGCGTGGCTTCGGTCGCCTCAGCCGGGAGATGGAAGCGGCGAATGCCCGGATGGCGGCATTCTCGCGCCGGGTCAAAGTCGCTGCGGCCGCCGCCGTTGTGGCCGCCGCTGCTGCTGGCGTGGCGATGGTTCGATCCGGGCTGCAGACCGTCGATGCCCAAGCCAAACTTGCGCAATCGCTCGGGACCACGGTCGCCTCGATCCAGACGCTGGAGCGGGCGGGTGAACTCGCTGGTGTTTCCATCTCCGGCATCGAACAGGCGACAAAGGATCTGACGCGCCGTCTCAGCCAGGCAGCCGCCGGGACCGGCCCCGCCGCTGACGCGCTCGACCGGCTCGGGCTCTCGGCCACCGAGCTGATCACCCTGCCGCTGGACCAGCGGGTGGGTGCGATCAATGCTGCCATCGAAAGCTTCGTGCCTGCCGCAGAACGCGCAGCCGTTGCAGGCCAGCTTTTCGGCGAGGAAGGCTCCATCGCCATGAGCCGGATCGACACGGCCACGCTGCGCCAGGCGACCGAGGATGTTCTGGCCTTTGGTGTGGTCGTCTCTGAACAGGACGCCGACCAGATCGAGCGGACCAATGACGCGATCTCCCGTCTGGGCCTGATCTGGCGCGGGCTGTCGAACCAGCTGGCCGTCGGCGCAGCCCCCGCGCTGGAAGCGGTCGCCGACGCAATGGCCGCCGTGGCCAGCCGGACTGGGCCGCTCGGGATCGCCATTCGTGGCCTCTTTGATAACCTCGGCCGTCTCACCACCTATGCCGTCACCTTTGTGGGTTTTCTCGCCGGGCGCTGGGTGGCGGGGGTGGCGATCGCCGCACTCTCCGTGCGCGGTCTGGCCACCGCGCTTGTCCTGCTGCGGGGTGCTCTGATCCGCACCGGCATCGGGGCGCTGATCGTTGGCGCGGGCGAGCTCGTCTATCAGTTCACGAAACTTGTTGCGGGCGCAGGTGGATTTGGGGCCGCGATGGGGCTGATGGGCGATGTCGCCAAGGTGGTCTGGGACGGCATCAAGGCTACCGCCGGATCCTTCGCGGATGATTTCCGGGCACTGGGCGCAGATGTCGAGCGCATCTGGATCCGGCTGATGGCGTTCCTGTCGACCAAATGGGCAGAGTTTCTCGGCCGGATCGGCCCCACCTTCAATGCCGTGGCCGAGGAGATCGGTGTCGACAGTCGGATCGACTGGTTTGGCGCTCTGTCACAGGCCTCGATGCTGGAACATGCCGCCAGCAACGCCGGGCACAGGGCCGACCGTTACCGCGAGCGCGCTGCCGCAACCCGCGCCGGGGCGTTTGACGGGGTCGGCCCGGCTTTGCAGGCACTGGGCGACGCCATGTCGGGCGGGGACGATACCGGCAGTGATGCGCTGGATGAAGCCACCGCTGCGGCGGAGCGGTTTGAGGCGACGCTTGAGGATGCCGGGCGGGCGGCGACGGATGCGGGAACTGCAGCCGGGGCTGCGGCTGCTGCGGCCAAACCCGATACCGAAGCCGCTGTTTCGGGCTGGCAGGCGGTCACCACGGCGCTGTCGGATTATGCCAGCAAGGCCCGCGATATCGGCGGGGACATTGGCCAGAGCCTCGTCAGCGCCTTCCAGTCGGCTGAGAACGCGGTCGGAGAGTTCGTGAAGACCGGCAAACTGAAGTTTGGCGATCTGGTCACCTCGCTGATTGCAGATCTTGCCAAACTCGGGGCGCGCAAGTTCATCCTCGGGCCGATCGCCAACGCGCTCGGTGGGGTGCTTGGGGGCGCGGGTGGCGCTGGCGGAATCTTTGCCAACATTCTGCATGCGGGCGGCATGGTCGGATCCGGCGGACCCTCACGGATGGTCCCGGCCATGGCCTTCGCGGCCGCACCCCGGATGCATTCCGGCGGCGTCGCAGGGCTGCGGCATGACGAAGTGCCCGCAATCCTGCAGCGTGGCGAGCGGGTGCTGTCACGGCGGGAGGCGCAGGGCTACGGCGGCGGTGGGGTCAATGTCACCATCATGGCCCGCGACGCCGAGAGCTTCCGCCAATCCCGCACGCAAGTTGCGGCCGACATTGCGCGCGCGGTGTCGCTCGGGCGGAGGGGCATGTGATGTTCCATGAAGTCCGGTTTCCCGACAATATCAGCAGAGGCGCACGCGGCGGCCCCGAACGGCGGACGCAGATTGTCGAACTGGCCAGCGGCGACGAGGAGCGCAACGCCAGCTGGGCCAATTCGCGCCGCCGCTACGACGTCGCCTACGGCATTCGCCGCGCCGACGATCTGGCGGCGGTCGTGGCATTCTTCGAGGCGCGCAACGGGCGCCTGCATGGCTTTCGGTTCAAGGACTGGGGCGACCACAAGTCCTGCCTGCCTTCGGGCACGCCGTCGCCAACCGATCAGGCGATTGGTGTCGGCGATGGCACGACGACCGAATTCCGGCTGGTCAAGCGCTACACCTCCGGCGCGCAGGCCTGGATGCGTGCCATCGCCAAGCCGGTGGCGGGCAGCGTCCGCATTGCGTTCGGCGGGTTGGAGCAGCCCTCCGGCTGGTCGGTCGATACAACCACTGGCCTCATCACCTTCAACACAGCGCCGGGCTCCGGCGTCGCGATCACCGCAGGCTTCGAATTCGACGTGCCGGTCCGCTTCGACAGCGACGCGCTTGATGTGACGCACGACATCGAACGACTGGGCTCGATCACCTCAATCCCACTTCTGGAACTGCGCCGATGAAAAACATCACCCCTGACCTGCAGGCCCATCTCGACGAGGGCACGACGACGCTGTCCTGGTGCTGGCGGATTGCCCGCGCGGATGGCGTGAGCTTCGGCTTCACCGATCATGATCGGACGCTGAGGTTTGACGGCACCACCTTTGAGCCGGAGAGCGGGCTCACGGCTTCCGAGGTCCGCTCCGGCTCTGACCTTTCCGTTGATGCGCAGGACGCAGAGGGCGTCCTGACCTCGGACCGAATCACCGAGACCGACATCTTCGACGGCCGCTGGGACAATGCCGAGGTCGAGGTCTGGCGGGTGAACTGGGCCGACACCGGCCAGCGTGTCCTGATGCGGCGCGGCGCCATCGGTCAGATCCGACGCGGGCGGTTGGCCTTCGTGGCCGAAGTGCGCTCGCTCGCGCATGTGCTGGGCCAGACAGTCGGGCGGACGTTTCAGGCGACCTGCGACGCTGCGCTGGGCGATGCGCGCTGTGGGGTCGATCTCGAGCATCCGGCTTTCAAGGGAAGTGGCACCATCATCGATCTCCTGCGCGACCGAGCTTTCACCGCATCTGGGCTCGGCGACTTCTCCTCCGGCTGGTTCACCTTCGGCACGGTCGAATGGACCAGCGGGGTCAATGCCGGGCGGCGCGCTGAAATCATCGCACATGACATGACCGACGGCATCGCGGTGCTGACACTGCTCGAAGCGCCCGTACGCGCCATCACCGAGGCTGATTCGTTCAACATCCGCGCGGGCTGCGACAAGCGCATCGCGACCTGCGCCGCGAAGTTCGCAAATACCGTCAACTTTCGTGGCTTCCCGCACATCCCCGGCCAGGATGCGGTGCTGCGCTACGCCACAAAGGAGGGCGGGCACGAGGGTGGTGTGCTGTGAGTAGCGTCGTTACCGGCGCCAACCCCACGCGTGTCATCGCCATCGCGCGATCCTGGCTCGGGACGCCGTATCACGACCAGGCCAGCCTTCGCGGCGTTGGCTGCGACTGCCTCGGGCTGGCGCGCGGGATCTGGCGCGAAACCGTAGGCTCAGAGCCGTTCGCGATCCCACCCTATAGCCGGGATTGGGGCGAGACCGGCCCGCGCGAGGTGCTGGCAGAGGGCGCACGGCGCATGATGATCGAAGTGGAACCGGCCGCAGCTGCTCCCGGTGCGGTGGTCCTCTTTCGCATGACACCGCGTGCCATAGCCAAGCATGTCGGGATCCTGACCGGGCCCGATACTTTCATCCACGCCTATGAGCGGCTCGGTGTGATCGAGGAACCGCTCACCCCATCCTGGGCGCGCAAGCTCGCCTTCGCTTTCCTGTTCCCCCAACGCTGAGAGATCGACATGGCCACACTTGTTCTTGGTGCCGCTGGCGCTGCCATTGGCGGCAGCATTGGCGGCGCGATCCTCGGCGTCAGTGCCGCCACGATCGGTGGCTTCATCGGCTCCACCATCGGATCGGTCGTCGACAGCTGGATCATCTCGTCGCTTGCGCCAACCCAGCGGATCGAGGGCGCGCGGATGGACAATCTGCGCATCACCTCGGCCACCGAAGGGGCGGTGATCCCACGCCTCTATGGCCGCATGCGGATCGGCGGCAACATCATCTGGGCGACGGATTTCCGCGAGGAGACCAAGACCACCACGCAAGGCGGCGGCAAGGGCGGTGGCGGGGGCGGTAAGGTCAAGACGACCGAGTACTTTTACTACGCGTCCGTCGCCGTGGCGCTTTGCGAGGGACCGATCACTGGCATCGGACGCATCTGGGCCGACGGCAAGCCGCTGGACCTGTCCGGTGTGACCTGGCGCTGGTATCCGGGCGATGAGAGCCAAACGCCTGATCCGTTCATCGCCGCAAAGATGGGCGCTGGCAACGCGCCAGCCTATCGCGGCACCGCCTATGTCGTGCTCATAGATCTGGCGCTTGCGAATTTCGGAAACCGGCTGCCGCAGCTTTCTTTCGAGGTTTTCCGCCCGCTTGCCGATCCCGACACCGCCGAAGGCCTGACCCGCGCGGTCACCATGATCCCGGCCTCCGGCGAGTTTGCTTATGCCACGGGCGCAATCCGCAAGGGCGGCAGCGGGGCGACGCAGGCCGAGAACCTGAATGCCCGGGCCGATGTGCCCGACATGGTGGTGGCGCTGGATCAATTGCAGGCGTCCTCGCCTAATATCGAAAGCGTCAGCCTGGTGGTGTCCTGGTTCGGCGATGATCTGCGCGCCGGGCACTGCCGGATCCGGCCCAAAGTCGAACTCGCTGCCAAAAACACAACGCCGCAGGCATGGTCGGTGAATGGCGTGAGCCGCTCTGCCGCGCATCTGGTCAGTCGCGACGATCAGGATCGACCGAACTTTGGCGGCACGCCTGCGGATTTCACCGTGGTACAGTCGATCCGGGAATCGAGGTCGCGCGGGCTGCGCGTGACATTCTATCCGTTCCTGATGATGGATGTGCCGCCCCGCAACACCCTGCCGAACCCGTATTCCGACAACGCGGTCGGGACGGGCCAGCCTGCTTTCCCTTGGCGAGGGCGGATCACCTGTTCGCCTGCAGCGGGCTATGTCGGATCGGTGGACAAGACCGCCACGGCTACGACGCAGGTCGCGGCGCTCTTTGGCAGCGCCAGCCCGTCAGACTTTGCCGTATCGGGCGAGAACGTCGGCTGGACCGGCGCGTCCGGCGACTGGGGCCTGC